ACGCCCGGGTGCCCTGTACGGCGCCGACGCTGCATCAGCTACGCGATGTGTTCTGGCCTGAGCTGGCCAAGTGGCAGCAGCGGAGCCGCCTGCTGTCCCATTTCTTCGCGTGGCAGGGCACGCGGATCGTGTGCCGGGCGCATCCCGAAACTTGGTTTGCGGCGGCCGTGGTGGCCATGCGTGGGGAAAGCCTGGCCGGGTTCCATGCGGACTGGCTACTGTACGTGATGGACGAAGCCAGCGGGATGGACGATAGCCTCGTGGACACCATAGAGGGGGCGTTGACGAACGAAGGCGCGCGAATCGTGATGATCGGCAACCCCACCAGGGCCGGCGGCTATTTCTACGATGCCTTCCACGGCGACCGGAAAGCGTGGTGGACGCGGCACGTCAAGCTGGGCGAAAGCCCGCGCGTGTCGGCCGACTACGTGCAGCGCATGGCCAAGCACGGGAAGGAATCGTCGATCTATCGGGTGCGGGTGCTGGGGGAGTTTCCGACCGGGTCCATTGACCAGCTATTCGCGCTGGCACTGCTCGAGGGCGCGGTGGAAGCGGACCTGCCAGCAACCGGTGACGTGGAAATCGGCGTAGACGTGGCACGCTACGGCAACGCGGAAACGGTGGCGGCCGTCAGGCAGGGGCCGGTCTTGCGGGAACTACGGGCATGGACGAAGCGGAGCATCACGGCCACCGTGGGCCTGGTGCTGCAACTGTGGCGGGCCACCGGGGCCAGCGTGATCCGCGTAGATGAACCGGGCATGGGCGGGGGCGTGGTGGACGGGCTGCAAGACGCGGGGGCGCCGGTGGTCGGAATCAATACCGGCCAGGCGGCCACCGAGGCGGAAGACTTCCTGAACCTGCGGGCCGAAAGCTACTGGCGTCTGCAGCAGCGATTCGAGCAAGGCGCGATCAGCATACCGAACGACGAGGAGCTGATCGGGCAACTGACCGGCGTGCGGCAGACATTCCCTGCATCGGGCAAGGTGGCATTGGAAACCAAAGAGCAAGCGCGGCGGCGTGGCGTAAAAAGCCCTGACCGTGCGGACGCGGTGGTGCTGGCGTTCCTGGACTTCGTGCCGGCAGCGCTGGGCGACTTCGTGCTGTAGGTGAATCATGGCTGGCTGGCTGGCAAGAACACTGGACCGGGCGATTGGTAGTGCGGCCGGGGCCGTGCTGCGCCGCATGGTCGGCGGCAACGGGCACGCGCAGTCTGTCGACGAACTGATCAGCATTCTACAGGGGGAAACGTCCGGGGCCGGCATCAGCAAGCAACTGAGCGCGTCGGCCGCACAGGCTGCCTTCTATCGGTGGCAGTACGCGGCGGCAACGGCCATTGCCGACGCCGTCATGCTGGTGGAACGGTTCGTGGAAGTGAAGGAAGCCGACAAAAAAGGTGGCGTCCAGTGGGTACGGAACGATGAACACGACTTGGCGCGCGTGCTGGCCGAACCGAATCCCTACATGACCGGACCGGAGCTGACCTGGCTTGCGGTCTGTGAGTGTATGATGATCGGCCAAAGCTGGTGGCTGATCGTGCGCAACGGCGTGGAAGAGATCGCCGAGCTGTGGCCGATCATGGGCACCATGAAACCGGACCTGGCCAGCGGCGGGGCCATGCTGCAGGGCTGGACGCAAACGCTGTTCACCGAGCACGGCGTCAAGACGAACCATTATGACCCGGACGAAATAGTCTATATGCGACTGCCGAAGCCGCAAGACTTCTGGGGCGGGTTCGGTCCGATGCAGGCGGCTGGTGCCAGCATTCAACTGGACGACCAGATCGTGACCAGCGAATGGGCCGCGTTCAAAAACGGTCTGTTTCCGTTTGCCGTGGTCTACTTCAGTGAGAAGGATCCGAAGAAGCGCGACCGGATGATGGAAGAATTCCGGGACAAATACGCCAGCGCAGATAAGACGGGCAAGGCGATCGGCGTGTCTGAATCCATGGACGTGAAGTTCCCGCAAGCCAAGCTGCGGGACATGGGATACAAGGCCGGGAGCGAACAGACTAAGGACGGAATCCTGGGCACGATGCGAGTGCCGGCGGCCATCCTGGGCGATTCGAAGCAGGTGAATCGGTCATCGGCTGAGGGAATGGAGTACATCTTCGCCAAGTGGCGGATCGCCCCGCTGCTGGTGCTGCTGGGGGCCAGGCAGAATCAAGACCTGGCCGGCAAGCACTATGGGTCGGACGTGCGAATCCGATACGCGAACCCGGTGCCGGCCGACCGAGCGGTGGATCTGGCGGAGCAAGGGCAAGACCTGCAGCATGGGGTCCGCACGATAAACGAAGTGCGCGCCATACGCGGCCTGGAAGCGGTGCCGTGGGGGGACGTGCCGTATCTGCCGGCCGGCATGCTGCCCATTGGGACAGCGCCGAGCGACGAAGGCCAGGGCCAGGCGGTGGCTGTGATCGACGTGCAGGGCAAGCGGGGCGTGCCGGCCAGGGTGCGGCGCAAGATCTACGCCGACTTCCGGGAACACAAGCTGGCCCTGCGCACGCGCCTGCAGCGGGTCATGCGGCGGTATTTCAGCGGTCTGCAAAAGGAAGTGCTCGACGCATGGGACGCGGCCGGCCGGGAACAGGCCGTGGTCGGCAAGGTCATGCAGGCGGCGCGGGTGCCGGCCAACGTGGATCAGATCCTGGACCCGAACGCCATGGCGGCCAAGTTGGCGGAAACCGCCGAGCCGGTGAACCGCTGGGGGATCACGCTGGGCGGATCGTTCGAGAAGGGCTTGACCGCGAACCCCAGCGCGTACCGTTGGGACGAAGGGCTGGCGTCGATCAAGAAGTACATGGCCGGCTATGGCCCTGATCACTACTTGGACGTGGCGACCACCACGCGCCTGCAACTGATGGAAACCGTAGCCGAAGGCGTTTCCAACAACGAAACCTGGCTGGAGCTGCGCACGCGGATCGTGGGCGAATTCGGGCGCATGAAGGAAAGCCGGGCAGCGAGCATAGCGACCACCGAGACGACGAAGCTGTATGGCGCCGGCGGCCAGGCGTTCCGGGACGAGTACGAGATCGCGTACAAACAGTGGATCGCCAGCGGCGTCAACACGCGGGACACACACGCGGACGCAGACGGCCAGGTCGTGCGGAACGATCAGGCGTTTTCGGTGGGCGGGGATTCAATGCAGTTTCCAGGCGACGGGATGCTGGCTGAAGAAAACTGCAACTGCTTTATCGACCCGAAGACGCCGGTGCTGACCGACTTGGGACCGATGCCGATAGGGAAGGTCCGGCCGGGGGATCGGGTGCTGACGCATAAGGGACGGTTCCGGCCGGTCGTGCGAACACTGGCGCCGCGGACCTATCACGGCCAGGTCGTGCGGATCGACACCGAGCGGCAAGGCAAGGTGACGGTGACGCCCGAGCACGCCGTGTTGACGGATCGGGGCTGGATCGCGGCGGCCAAGGTGCGCACGGGTGATCGGGTCACGGCGCTGGCCACGGCCTGCGCACACTGTGGCAAGCTGATTCCGCAGGTGCGGAGCGGGCACCAGTACGACTACTGCACCGCGGCCTGTGCGAACCGAGCGAACCCGGAAAAGGCTGGCGCCGCAAGAGTGGCGTGCTTTGCCAAGTGGGGGCCGGGCGGCTACCTGGCACACTTGACCGTAGCCGAGCGGGCCAAGGGGCGGCAAGTCTACGCGGATCGGTACGGCGATGGGGACGTGGCCGAAGCTATGCGGCGATTGTGTTGGACGGCACTGGGCAAGGCAAGCTGGCACGGCAGCGCAATCGAGCGGAGCATGGCGGGGTATCTGGACGGACTGGGGACGCACTACCAGCGGCAGTTCCGCGTCGGCCGGCGGCGGGTGGATTTCTACGTCGCGGAGCAAAGGCTATTCATCGAATGTGACAGCCCAGCCTTTCACAGCGACATGAAAGCCGAACGGGCACGCGATCTTGAAATTCTGTTGAAGCATCCAGACCACAAGATCGCGCACGTGCACTATGGCGAGAAACCGCCTCGGTGGGAACTGATTGACTTGGCGGCGTTGAATGATGCCCATGCCTATCAGTTCGCAGGAGCACGGGTGACGCGGACACGACGGTGGACGCTTGGGATCGGACGGCGACTGTACAACCTGGCCGTGCAGGATGATGAATCCTACGTGGCCAACGGGCTGGTTGTGCACAACTGTAACTGTGCGGCCATAGGCGTGGCAAAGCCGCAAGTGTAGCACACAGAAAGGGCCGAACGATGGCAACGGCACAGGCGGTGCTGGAACGCTACACGGCGGATGTGGACGTGGCCGCCGATGTTCAACAGCAAGCGGTGAAGGTGGACGCGAAGACCGGCGACATGGTCTTTGAAGCGATCGCGGTGGACCGGAAGAGAACGCCGAACCGCAAAGGCTTCGTGTTCGACTGGAAGCGACCGGCCGACGTGGACGTGACGGCCCTGCGCGCCAACCCGGTGCTGTTGTATCGCCACGATTACGACAGCCTGCCCATTGGGCGAATCGACAAGATCGACGTGAGCCGGGACCGGGTGCGCATGACGTGCCGCATTCCCGACTATCCCGAGCTGGAAGAAATCCGGCGCTACATTAAGGACGGGCTGCTGCGGGCCGTGTCGATCGGCTTCTACATTCGGGAATCGGAAGAGCGGGAAGTGGACGGCATGCAGGTGCTGGTGGTTCGCAAGCTGGAACTTGTGGAACTGAGCGTGTGTGTCCTTGGCGCGCACGAAACGGCCTTGATCCAGCAGGCCACGACGCGCGGCAACGCCAAGCTGTCGGACGCCATGGCCAGCTTTGTATGGCCGGACGGGGCCACGTGGGCGGAAACAGTGAACGAAGCCGACGGCGCCGACCGGGGCACGCTGTACCGGCTGACGCTGCCGGAACCGGAACCCGAAGGCCAGGCGGCCGGCCTGGCTGATACGGGTGAAGTCGTAATCACAGAAGCCGATCTAGTCGCGGCCTGCCAGGAAGCTGACGGGGAAGCGGCCCTGGCTGACCCTGACGCTGCACAGGCGGCCGCAGGGCGGTTCAACTGCTCGTGCATCAAGTGCGGGCACAAGCTGACGACTGACAAGCATTGCGCGGATCTGAAGTGCCCGAAGTGCGGGGGGCAAACGCGTCGGGTAGAGCGGCCAGGGCCAGGCCAGGACGCACAGGCGGATGCAGGGGCCACGCAACCGGCCGGGGTTGACCCGGAAGCCGACCCGGCCGGCGCAGACGCGCCAGCGGACGCACAGGCGGCCGTAGAGCCTGACGCCAGCGACCCGGAAGACCTGGCCCCGGGCTGGCGGGCGATTCCCTACGGGCGCCACGGGGACGGCCCCAAGCTGGCCGACAAGGCCCCATGGGACGGTCCGGGCCAGGTGGCGGCGGCCAAGGTGCCGGACTTGAAGGTCATGGCCACGCTGGAAGACAGCGACCGGCTGGACGTCAAGGGCGGATACAAGCTGCCCCATCACCAGGCGACCGGCAAGAACCCGGTGGTCTGGCGGGGCGTGGCGGCCGCCATGGGCGTACTGCTGGGCGCCAGGGGCGGCGTCAAGGGCATCGGGGCCGATGCGAAGAAATAGGCATACGAACACCTGGCCAAGCACTACGGCCAGTTCGACCGCGAAGCGCCGAAGCTGCAAGACTACACGCCGGCCGAACTGCTGGGCCTGCATGAAGGGGGCTGGCTGATCGTGCCGGGCGCTGCGGAGCCGCACGACCAGGCGACCGACGCCGACCGCCTGGACGCCGTGCTGGCTAGGCTGGAAGCCCTGGAACTGGAAGTGGAACAGCTACGAGCAACCGACCCGACGCCGGCCGATGCCGACCAGGGAACGGCTGCCAGCGCTCCGACTGCTGCCACGGGGTCGCCGTCGGACGTGCCGGCCGAAGACCTGGAAGGGCTCCGCCTGGCTGTGCGGGCGATTCTGACAGCGGACCCGCGCGTAAAGGCAATGCGGGACGCATTCACGACGGCCGCGCTGGAAGACATTCGGGCGGCCAACCGACGTACGCGAAAGTAGGGAAACAATGGCAGACGAACCGACACAAGACCTGACCACGCCGGTCGATCCGGCCACGCTGCCCGTCAAGCAAGACGGGGTGGGCGTGTCGCCACAGACCGTGGCGGCCTTGGCCAAGATCGTGCCGGACGAAACCCTGCGCCTGTTTGACGCCGATCTGCGCCAGGCCATTGCGAACGCAAAGGCCGACGTGAATCGGACGCAAGCGGCGCTGGCCGTGGCGGCTGCACCGGCGACCGGGGCCGGGGCCATCATGGACGCCGAGCAATCCGCGGAGTGGCTGCGCTGTGCCCTGGGGCATATGCACGGCCGCATGATCCCGCCGCGTGAAGGGCTGGACGCTGACGGGCTGATCACACAGGCGTTGAACCCGGTCACGGGCGCGTCTGGCGGCTACCTGATGCCGGAAGCGTTCGTGGCGGAGGTCGAAAAGAAGGCGCTGGAACCCGTCGTGATCTGGCCGCTGCTGACGCACCGGAAGACCAAGAGCCGCACGGTCAAGAAGCCGGAAGTGACGGCCTATCCGTCGGTCAACAAGGGCACGGCCGCCAAGGTCAACAGCGCCACGACCAGCGACGAGATCGCGGAAACGGTCCCGACGTTCGACGAGCTGGAGTGGAACCTGGAAGACTTCGACGCGCGCATGCCGATCAAGCTGGACTTGATCGAGGAAAGCCCGATCGACGTCTATCAGGAACTGGTGGCCCTGGTCGCCGACGCCTATTCGATCGAGCACGAACGGGAGCCGTTGACCGGCACCGGCCACGCCAACAAGCGGCCGCTGGGGATCATGGACGCGGCCACGGGCATCACGACGATCGCCATTGGCGCGGTGCCGACGGTGGCGGTCCTGCTGGACTTCTGCGCCCAGATTCCGCTGCGCTATCGGCGGCAGGCCAAGCTGGCGATGGGCAGCCAGACGATCTATGCCGTGGTGGCGCAGTTGGCGGCCAACGTCAACGCGGCCGAATTCCTGCTGGGCAGGATTCCGCCCATGGTGGAATCCGAGCACGTCGAGGAAGGCAAGATCCTCGGCGGTGATTTCAACCGCTACGTGGTCTATGCCATTCGGCTGCTGCAGATCGTGTCCAGCATCGTGGCCGAACGGAAGACGCAGGAAGTGGTCGTGACTGAAACCTGGACGGGCCTGGTCACGCAGACCGACGCGTTCAGGATCGGTACGACCGTCACGTACTAGACGCAAGCTGCTGACCCCAGCAGACTGCCCTGTGGACGGGTGGCCGGTCCGTGCCGCCGTCCGCCCGTACCTTACACACACGGCACGAAGCGGACGAAATCATGGCAACGAAACAAGCGGACGAACCGGAAGCCACAGCGCAGATGTCCGAACTGGACGCGCAGGTGGCTGTCGTGGAAGGGGCCGTGGTCGGCCTGGAAGCGGCGGTGGCCACGGTGCAGGTGCCGGAACTGCGGAAGCCCCCGGGCGTGGTGGGCAAGACGGCCAAGGGCCGGGCCACGTACTGGCGGAAACAGCAGGGCCAGTTCCTGGAAGCCCCGAAGCATCTTCAGGCGCTGATGAACCGCATGCGCAAGTGCTTCAATGACCTGGAAGTGGCGCGGCAGGCAACTGAACGGCTGGCCAGCAAAGCCATGCGGCGGTCGTGGGATGCCGAGCGGGAAGCCAAGCTGGAACAGGCGCCGGGCAAGCTGGCCGCCGTGGCCGATAGGGCGAGGGTGTAGCATGCTGTGCAAGGTGCTGAGAAACGACCGGGTTCCGGGCCTGAACCTGCGCAAGGGCGCTGTGGTGGACGTGCCGGACGCATGGGCCGTGGACCTGGTGGCCAGCGGAACCCTGCGGCCGGTGAAAGTGGACGTCGCCGAGAAGCACACGAACCTGGACCGGCTGGGCATCCTGACGAACCTGCCGGCCGGATCGCGGTTGCTGGTCAAGCTGCCGCCGGGGGCTACGCATGGGCCTACCGAAACTACCTGACGTCTGGACGGTGACGGCCACGCGGGGGCGTCCGGACTGGATCACAAAGCAACTGGGTCGGCTGCTGCCGAAACTGGCGGGCACGGAACGCGCGGTGGTCGTGGTGGACGGCGACCCGGAAACGGAAGCGGTGCTGGGCGCGCTGGTGAACGACCGGCTGCGCGTGGTGGCGCTGTCCGCCCAGCAGGGGCCGAACACGGCGCGGCGGCTGGGCATTGCCATGGTGCCCACCGACGCGGTGGTGTGCGTCATAGACGATCACGATCTGGCCGAACCGGACCTACTGTCTGAACTGCGAACGGCGTTTGTGGACCCGGCCGTCATGCTGGCATTCTGCGACGTCTACCACACGGACCCGGGCGGACGGGTGCTCAAGACCCGAGAGAAGCCGGGCGGCCGGCTGTGCACGACCTGGAACCAGACGTGGGGGATGCAGGCATTCCGCAGGTGGGTCTATGACATGGTGGGCGGCTATCCTGACGCCATGCCGGCCGGCGACTACGAGCTGGCCTGCAGGATCGAGCAACTGGTCAACGGTACGCCGGAAGGGATCCGCCATATCCGCCGGCCGCTGGTCACGGTCGTGCAGGATCACAGGGGCATCAGCGGCCAGCGCAAGGCCGAACAGCAGGCCAGGGCCGAAGCCATTGCCACGCAGGGACTTCAGAAACTGTTCCGTCTGCCGTTTGCCGTGCTGGACTGGCCGACGGTGGGGGCGGTAGTGCCGGTGAAAGCGCCGAAAAAGACGGTGGCTGTGCCAGTGACCGCGACCGAACCGGATGGCGACCAGCCAGCCAGCCTTCCACGGGGCACAGAACGGCGGCCACACGTCACGGTCGTGGCCGAAACGGTAGGCGCCGGGCGCGGCGGCGGTGAAATGTCCATGCTGGCCATGTTGACGCGGCTACACGAGGCGGGCATGCGGGTGTCGGCCGTGTTCCAGCGCCAGCCCGGTCCGGTGCCCGAATGGCTGGAACTGCACCCGGTGCCGATGTACTCGGATCGGATCCTGGCCCCGGCAATCAAGGGTCTGGAGCCGGACGCGGTGCTCTGCAACATCAATATGCCCCACTACATTTACGGCCCATGCGGGCTCAAGGATTCCACGCCCGTCCTGGCGCACGTCCAGTTCTGGCGGCGCCTGGTGAAGATGACGCCTGCGGGGTTCGAGGCGATCGACCACCTGCCGCTGGACCCGGCCATGATCGACATCGATGCGCAAAGCAGGCTGGCACGCCTGGCCGGCATAACCGCGAATTCGGACCTATCGGGCGAAATCGTGCAAGCCGTCACGGGCAAGCCGGCCCTGGCTGTGATCTATCCGACGCTGTCCGACGTGCGGACGCCGGATGATGCGCCACCCGTCCACGAGCGGCCGTTTATCCTGTGCCTGTCCGCGCAGGTCGGCAAGGGGTCGCTTGTGTTCTTGGCCCTGGCACGACACAACCCAGACCTGCAATTCCTGCTGTATAATGATGGGGCCTACAAAGGCGCCGAGCGCGTTGACCGGCTGGCGGCCACGGTGCCCAATATCACGGTGCGCCACGGCTGGGCGGCGGATATGTCGGCCGTGTACGCGGAAACGCGCCTGGTCTACATGGGCACGCTGACCAGTGAGACGTTTTCCCGTGTGGCGGCGGAAGCGCGGCTGAATGGTATTCCGATCCTGGCCCACGACGTGGGCAACCTGCGGCGCATAGTGACGGGGGACGCCGGGGTTCGGGTGCCGCGCCGGTCCAGCCTGGGGACGTGGCACCTGGCGCTGGGCCGTGCCCTGCGCCTGCGTCCTAAGCCGAGCACGCAGTGGGCGCAAGACCATTCGGCCCGGATCGTTCCGGTCGTCAACGCCGTGCGGCGGCTGTCCGACGTGGCCGTGTTGGTGCCGAATGCGCCCGGAGTCGATCAGGCGGTGCGCCACTGGCACGATGTGCTCGGCGTCACGGCGCTGCCGTGGAAAGTCGGTGCGGACGTCGTGCGGGAATTCCCGCTGGTGATCATACCGGGCATGGGCAACGCGCCCGACCGCGCAGGGGCTCGCCGGACAGCCATACTCTGGTGCAGCGGATTCGCACAAATGGATTCGAGCCGTGTGGAAGTCGCACGGCTTGTAGGCGTGCTGAAGCGTACCAGGCAAGAGTCAGACCGCTGGTGGCTGACCACCGACCAGGCGGACGCACGGGCCTTGCAGAAGTGCGGCCTGGACCGCGTGCGGTGGCTGCCGCTGTGTTTTGCGCCGCCGGGGCGCCCGGAAATGTCCCGGCTGGGGGGCCGCAACGTGTACCTGCCGGGGCCGTATTTCGTTCGGAAGAACGTATACGCCGCCCTGGTGGCCGTGGCC